CTTTGTGAGTTTTTTTCTGCCGCAAATCCAGCACCAACCCAACTCGTCCATTGATCAACAAAGGATCTAATCTTATTTGCCATCTCCATTGATGTATCAAGTTTGTTGGCAATTATTAGAATTTTTTCAGGTTGAGTTTTTTTAGCGAAAACCAACCTTTTGGAAACCCAAGCCGCTGTCACGGTAGATACACCTGCCTGACGATATTTTAATGCAATATTTTCTTCGTAATCTTCATAATCTTTTAAAAGAGAAACTTGATCAGGAAACAATTCTAACGGCACGTATTTAGACACCGTATTATCGTATGTTTGTAAATACGTTCTAAGTGCGTATGGAGTATCACTCATACACTTAGCATATTCAATTAAAACTTGTTCTTTAGATAAACCCATTTATTATAAATATCAATTTGGGTTTTTTATTATTATTTTGATGTTTTCCCTATTGAATATAATTTTCCGATTGGTAATTCCATAGGAGCTTCATCTGAAAACATAGTCATTTTCTTTGGTCTACGAATTATCATAGACTTAGATTTTTTCTTTAATGTTTTGATTAAATCTTTTTTTGACATTTTTGCGTCTATGTTTTCATCTACAATTTGGGAAATTTTTTCTTCTAAAAATTTTTGTAAATTTTCTTTAGTTTCCTTTTTTTTATATTTCACAGTTTTTTCAGGATGTTTTTTCTCTGGCATTTTTTTGTATTGTTTTTCTGATGTTGAGTCTGAAAACTCTTTTGCCATTTTACACCATTTACAGTTTTTAGAAGAACATTTATTACAACGAGCCCAAAATAAACCTTGTTGTGCTTTAGATTCGAATTTTTCTTTAATTTCACCTTCCGTTTGTGGCATACCATCTAAAGACCCATCTGGATCAACACTATTATCGGTTCCATAATCTTCAGGGTTTTTATAATTCACAGGTTCATTACCACCAAATTCATCAGGGTTTAACAAAGTGTCAACATCAGCATCTTCAGTCATTTCACTTTCTGCCTGTGTCACTTTTAAATTACCACCCTTAATAGAAACCATAGTTCTTTTTTTAGGATCTGTTGGGGGAGGGACCTCCAAACCTTTTGCGGCATCTGAAACTGGTGCGGTGTATGTAACTTCTTGGCTTACATTTTTTTGCCACTCCTCCTTTGATTCTTCTTTTTTATATTTTTTGAATTTTTCAACCAATAACCCAAATTGTTTATCTGACAACGAACTTACTGTTTTTGAAGACAAACCGTTTTCAATTAAAAATAAAATATTTTTTTTAGTTTTCATAAACTACTTTTTTTTCAAACTCTAATACTATATCTCTTTCATATAGTTTGTTTTTTACTTCTTCTTCAGATTCCCCAAAATGAAAAACTAAACGTTTCACTAAAGAGAAATCAATATTGTCGGTCTCAACCTCCCAACCCATAGCAATAACTCCATCCATAGAATCAATTAAAGAAAACACATCTGAATTTTGAACCAAATCAAAACTCACCTCTTCGTTAATTAATGTTCCCACCTTTTTAATGTATTCTAAATCAGGTGGTGATGGATAACCATTAGCAGGTTTTGATTCCCAATTTTCACCAAACACTTCTAAAGTATCTGAAAAAATAAATTCATAAATATTATCACCTTTATAGTTAGGTCCCAATCCGTTAATATAAATCAATTGATTCATATGATCTCACCACTTTTAGTAATTTTAGTTTCGTTAATACCTTCTTTAAAAATTAAATTTCCTCTTGTTGATAAACCCATCAATTTTGTTCTTGGATTTTCTTTAATATATTCTAAAGCCACATCCAATTGATTTGATGATTCAGACAATCTAATAACATTTTGTTTATTTTGATTGTAATTTAAGTTGGTTTTTTTTGTTTTAGATTCTTCGTATCTGTTAATTTGAGTTTCTTCGTTTATAAAATATTTTGATAATACTTTATCTACTGTTGATTCACTAAAAGTTCCATGTTCAAATCTATCAACATTAGGATAGTGTTTTCTACCTTTTCTTCTTTCTCTATGGTATTCATCATCCATATCAAAATCTTCTTCTTCATGTCTTAATTTTTTTGACATACCTGATGCCAAAGCACCTCCCATATAGTCTTTGAATGCGGGGCTAAAACCATCATATCCTTCGGCCATTTCAGGTTCTTGTGGTGGTTCAGGAGCAACTTCCTCTTTGTCAGATTTTTCTTCAAAAGACACTTCCTCTTCTTCACTACCACCTTCTTCGTCTTCAACACCTTCTAATTTATTGATAATTTGTTCGATATCATCTTCATCTAAAACATCAACATCAATTGCCGATAAAATAGAGTTAATAATGTATTTAATATCTTTTGGATCTAATTCTTTTTCTTCTTCGTAAGATCTAATTTTTTGAGCTAATTTTCCTGTAAGAATTTGAATTCTTTTTAAATCCGAAATTTTCTTTTCTTTTGGTTTTTTTTCTACATCAATATCAACTTCTTCTTCACCTCCCATATCAGGCATTGGTGGTTCTTCTATCGGGGCGCCTCCCATATCAGGAGCCGGTGGTTCTTCACCTCCCATATCAGGCATTGGTGGTTCTTCTATCGGGGCACCTCCCATATCAGGCATTGGTGGTTCTTCTATCGGGGCACCTCCCATATCAGGAGCCGGTGTTTCACCCATATCAGGCATAGGGGCAGGTTCAGGAGCGGGTGCTGGTATTGGTTCAGTAGCGGGAGCTGGTTCAGGAGTCGCGGCAGCTGCAGGTTCTTCAGTTTTAGGTTTCTTACTTTTTAGTATGAACTTTTTTTTTTGCTCCCCTAAAAGTGGAGTTCCTTCCTCATTTTCAAAAAGAGTGTTAATTTCTTTTGTCATCAAATTCAATCTTTTTAATGCCTGAGAATATGAAGAATAATATTTTCTTTGTTTCATCGGCTCGATATACTCCGTTTCAGATTCGTTAAGTGTTTTTTTAACAATATAACCTTGTCTTTCTTTAACGATTTCATAGGTATTACCATCGGCCAAACCAATTTTATATTCGCTTGATTGTGTTTCATTAACGTTTTGTGGAATATTTTCATTATAACGAGCAATTTCCATTATTCGTCTAATTTTATCCATTCCTTGAAGTTTCTCACTTCCGATAGGTCTAAATCCTGCCATATTTTATTTATTTAATGTGAGTTATTTTTTCTTAATAAATATACCAATAAATATAATTATTTCAATTAATGTTTTTTTATTGTTTCATGGATAGTTTTTTGTCGATAATTTCAGTCGGTAATTCATACAATTTTTCAACATATCCGTTTCTTCTTAGTAATTTGAATACCAAATTTTCTATCGACATTTCACCATTTTTTTCTAAACCACAGTTTCTGAAGTTTTTTAATTTTTCTTTGTATTTTTTTACAATACTTTTAATTTCTTCGGGATCCTCATCTTCGATGTTATCAACAACACCATCAATAATTCTCATCCATTGTTTAGCCTTTTCTTTTATTAGTTCTTTATCAAGAGTTTCTTTACTTGTTTTTTTAGGTTCATTCATCCACATATCATAAAGAATAGAATAAATACCACTACTAAAAGTTGTCTCGTCTTCTCTTTGAACAAAACATTCAACATCATACCCAAACATTTTAATATTGTGTCTTTGATTAAAGATTACTTTTTTCAAATCAAAAAATTCAAGGTATAGATCTCTACTGTTTTCAGGAAACTGATTAAAATTAACAACAATGTGTAAATCAATATCAGAAAATTTCGACCAATTATAATTAACTAAAGACCCAATCATAATAATATCAGTAATTATTACGTCAACACCTAAAAAGTCGATGAAGATATTTGCTGTTTCCAAAAGTTTTTCTCTAACTTCAGGTCTCATCGTATATGACTTACCATCTTTTTCCCAAATCTTTGGGTTTAGTTCATCTTGAGATTCAAAACTTTTTAAAATATCAGAAGTATCCATACAGATAAATACTTTCTAATTATAGTTTCTTATATGTGTGGGCTTTAGAAATGTTTTTATTAAAAAAATTCCCTTGTGATTCCGCCATTCTAAATTGAGTGTAAGTTTGATGTGGAACATCACTATATTCATACCTTACCCCGTTTTTAAACTCCGCAATCATTTTTTTTGTTAATGTATCGTATTGTGTTCTTACAATATTTGATGATTGAACTTCATTTAAAATCGTAGTTCCGCTAATTATTTCACTTGTTATTGCCATCTGGTTCTCTTAATGGGGTTATGTCATCTATGTGACGAAGTTTATCCATAATATAATAATGAACTTCGGTTCCGTCAACATCAAAACCATAATCTCTAATTGTTTGGTCTATTTCTCGAATCAATGGTTGGATGCTTCTGTGATAAAACATTAATTCTTCAGGATAATACGGAGGTTTTTCAATATCCTTTTGTGTCCACCCTTCTTTTTGAAAAATTTTTCTAATTTTTAAATAAGTTTTTTCTAACTCTTTTGTTAGTTCCAAAGATTCGGCAAATTTTCTCCATGACTCCATAGCTATAAATATACGAAACAAAAAAATCCACCCGAAGGTGGATTTTGTTATTTAAGAGATTTTATTTTGTCTCGATATTCTATCGCCTTTTCAAAGTCTTGGTTTCGAATACATTCGTCCAACTTAAATTTTAACTTTGATAACTCTTCTTTGTTCTTTTCTAACTTTTTAATCTCATCTCTTAAATTTACCGCTTCTTCAAAATTTTCTTCTTTAATTGCCAAGTTTAATTTTTCTTTCAATACGTATAATTCATCTGACGGACTTGGGTTATTAAAATTTCTTGTCATATACGACATAGAATACAAACCATCTGGTGATCTATAAGTATTTTTAGTCCAGTTTTTATCATCAAATGATGAAGAAAAAAATTCATTAAATAATTTATCAAATTCGTTCCAATTAAACATTTTTTATTATTTTATAGGTTTATTTTGGTTTTTCTTATATGAAAAATTATACCAATTAATATTATATGACAAATTGTCAGTAAAACACAAATTTTTTATAAATCAAACTGACATAAAGACAATATTGGACTTTTTATTTTATTAATATTATTATTTATTAAAAAAAGTTATGTTAGAATTTATGGATGAAGGAAATGACAAATCAAAGAAAAAATCTGATAGCGGGACTCCTGTATTAGATAATTTTAGTAAAGACTTAAATAAGTTAGCACAAGACGGGAAATTAGATCCTGTAATTGGAAGACAAAAAGAAATTTTTAGAATCGCTCAGATTTTATCTCGAAGAAAGAAAAATAACCCAATTATTATTGGTGAGCCAGGTGCAGGAAAGACAGCAATTGTGGAGGGTCTTGCAATGATGATTCACAACGGTGAATGTCCAAAAAATTTAATGGATAAAAGAATTGTGTCATTAGATATGAATTCATTAGTTGCTGGAACCAAATATCGTGGTCAATTTGAGGAGAGAATGAAAGTGATTATTGAGGAGCTACAAACCGCACCAAACATCATTTTATTTATTGATGAAATTCACACTATGGTTGGTGCAGGAAATAGTTCAGGTTCTTTAGACGCATCAAACATTTTAAAACCAGCTCTTTCAAGAGGAGACATTCAATGTGTTGGAGCAACAACTTTGGATGAATATAGAAAACACTTTGAGAAAGATGGTGCGTTAGATCGAAGATTTCAAAAGGTTATTGTTGATCCGTCATCAAAGGAAGAAACATTTGAAATTTTAAAAATGAGTAAATTAAAATATGAAGACCACCACAAAGTTACTTATGATGATAAAACTCTTTGGATATTTGTTGAGTTAGCAGATCGATATATTACAGATCGTGAGTTTCCTGATAAAGCATTTGATATTTTAGATGAGGTTGGGTCAAGAATGCAAATTGACATTAAATTACCTGAAGAAATAGAAAAATTAAAGGGCGAAGCAAACGCCATCAAACAAGAAAAAATGAATGTTATTAAACAACAAAAATATGAGTTGGCCGCTGAGTTGAGAGATAGAGAACGTAATGTTTTATCAAAATTGGATTCAGAAAGAAAGAAGTTTGAAGAAAGTTTATTGAATAGTAAAAGAAGTATTCCTGAAGATTTAATTTATGAAGTGGTTTCCAACATGACCAAAATTCCAATTTCCAATATTAATTTGGACGAAAGAAATTCGTTAATTAACTTAAATGAAAGTTTAAATTCAAAGGTTATTGGTCAAGAAGAAGCTGTAAATAAAATTTCAAAAGCAATTAGAAGAAATAGAATTGGAATCAAAGATCCAAATAAACCGATCGGTTCATTTATTTTCTTGGGATCTACGGGTGTTGGTAAAACATATTTGGCAAAACAATTGGCAAAAGAAATCTTTGGTAGTGAAGACAATATGATTCGTGTAGATATGAGTGAATACCAAGAAAAACACACCATTTCTCGTTTGATTGGATCTCCTCCAGGATATGTTGGTCACGATGAAGGTGGTCAATTAACAGAACAAGTTAAAAACAAACCTTATTCTGTGGTATTGTTTGATGAGATTGAAAAAGCTCACAAAGACATCTTCTCAACACTTCTTCAGTTGTTAGATGATGGTCATATTACAGATTCATTGGGTCGTAAAATTAACTTCAAAAATTGTTTAATTATTATGACTTCCAACATTGGGGTTAAAAAATTACAAGACTTTGGAACTGGTATGGGATTCCAACCTCTAAAAAGTGATGTCGTTAAAGAAGAAGAAAAACAAGATGTGCTGAAAAAAGAAATGAAAAAGTTCTTCTCACCTGAGTTTTTAAATAGAATTGATGATGTTGTAATTTTTAACTCTTTAGAAAAACCACACATTGACGTTATTACCAAGTTAGAGATTGACAAATTATTACAAAGAGTTTCAGAGAAAAAATACTATTTTTCTTATGAACAAGATTTGGTCGATTATTTATCCAAAGTTGGATTTGACGAAACTTTTGGAGCAAGACCTATCAAAAGAGCAATTCAAAATAAAATTGAAGATTTAATTTCCGAAAAAATCTTAATGATGGAAATTGAAGAAAACAAAGAATACGTTTTGAAAGTGGAAAATGATGATGTTATTGTTGGATTAAAGGAAGAAAAAGTTAAAAGAACAAGAAAAAAGAAAGAATAATTTGGTAAATTAAATTTTGTCGTGTATATTTGTAGAAACGAATAAACATACACATAATGAAAACACTTATTTTATCTTCGGTTCTTTTTTTGAGTTTTTTAAGTTTTAGTCAAAAAATAATCGTTCACGTTTTTGAACGTCAAGAAATGGTGTCTTTTTCTAAAACATCAATTGATTCTGTTTTAACGAATCCAGATTATGTCCATGAAATGGAAACAGGTCAAACTACGTATCAGATAGATTTAGATGAGGAAACATCAACTTATTTTTTAAATGGTGAAGAATTTAGTAAACTACCAATTAAATGTGAGGATCTTGGTAACGGGTTTTTAAAGATCAATATCTTAGAAGATGGTTTTGATTATGGTTTGATTGTTAATACTGACCCACAAAACGAATCGATCACTTGGTTTTGGTTTACAGAGGAAATGACCACAGTTAAGAAAATCTCTAAGTTTGTGTTTGAAAAATCTTCATAGAAAAAACCCCATCTTTTCAGGTGGGGTTTTTAATTTGTATTATTTTTGAGTTGGTGTCGCATCATATGTGGTAACAGACCAAGTGGCATATTTAACTTCACTACCTCCTGAAGATAAAGTAACACTACCATATACGTCTTGACTATTTTGAGCTCCTTTTCCTACAAAATCTTTTAAATACGTATAGATAGGTTCGGTCACGGTAAATGTGCCTGAAATATTTCCTGTTGATGTGTCTTTTTTACTTCTAACTTGAGTTGCGGAAATACCATTGATAAAAATTTTGTTTATTCCTGTATAATCGTCAGTTGTAAAACCTTGACCTGTGGTGTCGTCAGGAGATTTAGAGGCGGTTACGAGATATTTTGCAGTTCCAACACTTAACATCGTAACTTTACCTGTTTTCGGATCTTTTTTTGTTGGTAAATAAATTGTTAAAGGTAATAAGTTTCTCATCGAGTCTTCCATCAAATATTGTCTTGAAGTTGCACTTTGGTGCATTTCCAAAATTCTTTGTTTTTCTTGTTCTGATATTAAAAATTTCATAATATTTTTTATTTTTGAGTTGGGGTTAGTTTTTTAATAATTTTTTGTATGAAAATTGTTTGTGGTCCAGATGATGGATTGTTCGGATCTTTTTTTCTTACAAAACTTGCGGAGTTTCTATTAAACATAGATTGATCAATTAAATCATCACTTTTCACATTATTAATCGCACTTATAAGTAAATCGGCATCGTTTCCTAACATGATTTCTCCATTTACATACTCACCATTTAATTTTTGATTTGTTAATTTATTCGCCAATCCACCATTAATAATCATACTATTTAATATTCCTGTATACTCATTTGCCGCGTTTTTACCAAGCGGACCTATAGAAAAAGATATGTTTTTATTTCTATCTATTTGACCATTGATTGTTGGAATATTTAAACTTAAAACTACAGATTGAACCGCTTCCATCAACAAATGTTTTGATTTTTCTCCCATTCTTCTACTTTCTAACATCAAGTTTGCTTCTTGAATGTGTCTAATTTTACTATAACTTCTATTCATGTCTTTATATTTTACATAATAAATACTTTGTATTGTTAAAAAATAAATCTATATTTGTAAAAACAATTAAAAATGAATCTAAATAAATTTAAAGAACTCTTATCTGTCCCAACCAAGACTTATAAGGAAATTAAAATGGTGGAGTATTTAATTTCTACCATTGGGGATATGGATGGAGTTACTTTAATCTGTGACGAAAACCTTAACATATATGCAACTAAAGGAACATTGGATGAAGGTGAATTTTACCCAATGTTTATTTCTCACACCGACACGGTTCACGAACTGGTTGATGAAATAATTGTTAAAGAAGAATATCTTATTCGTCCATTTACATTTGGAAAAGATTTTGGAAAAGATCAAGTATTATGTTTAAAGGCATATGATAAAGACGATAACCCAACAGGAATTGGTGGTGATGACAAATGTGGAATTTATATTTGTTTGGAACTTCTTTCCCAATTAGATAAAGTTAAGGTTGCGTTTTTCGTATCAGAAGAAACGGGTTGCCATGGATCAAAATTGGTGGATAAAGAGTTTTTAAAAGATGTTGGTTATTGCACCCAATACGATGCACCTGGTGACCACTTGATCTCACAGGCTTGCATGGGAACCACTTTATTTGATAAGAATGGAGATTTCTTCAATACCGCAATTCGATCAATTACAAAAGGGTTTAATAACGAGATGTTGGTTCAGTCTCATCCATATACCGATATTATGATGATTAAACAACTATCTGATCTATCTTGTATCAATATGTCATGTGGTTATTATAATATGCACACAGCAAATGAATTTGTATGTATCGATGATGTAGAAAGAGCAATCGAAGCTGGAAAAAATATGGTGAAAGATCTTGGTTTGAAAAAATACGAATTCAAATATGATGAACCAAAACCTGTTAAATCTTTATATAATTTTGATGATGTTGATGAAAGCCCATTTTATGATGAGGTTCATCAATTAACAACTATTGACGTAATTGAAGAAAAAGATGGGTTCATAATCGCCGACATATACGATGAAAACCATTTTTATATTGATGATGAAGATGGGTTAAAATTATACAAGATTTTAAAAGATCGTTATTGTCTTAATTGACCTGGTTGAATTCTAAACTCAGTTGGGTTGAATAAACCTGGCTGAGTTACCATTGCAATTACCTCATCAGCAGATGCCAAACCATATTTACGATCACCAAAATAACTACCTGACCCAATTAAATATTTTACCTTTAATGTTTCAGGATCAACTGAATCCACTTTTATAAATAAATTTTTTTGACCTGGAATTTCTTTTCTATAAAATAAATTCAAAGATGAAAGTTTATTCATAATTTTCATATATTCAGAAGAAAATTCTTCTTGGGCTCTTTCTATATATTCATCAATTAAGTTAACTAATTTTTCACAAGACTCAGATTCAAACATTTCATTGTCCATTACATAATATTCCATTTCGTAATATTCAGGAAGACTGTGGCTGAATTTTTTTTCAATCTTTTGTATTAACAAATCAAGGGCTTTTCCATCAAATTCACCATCTTCAACAAATAACTGAACCAGATTACCCCAACTTATAAAGTATAATCCAAAACACCACTTACCCCATTTTTCAACACCATAATCACTAAGTGTATTACAATATTCTTTTTGGATCGCTTCTTTAACCCCTGCTTCAGTTGCGTTTGCTTTAGCAGAACATATAATCTCATCCATTTCATCTCCAATATGTTGAAAGTATTTGTCTAATACTGAAGTTATTTGACTTTCGTCATCAATTCCACCGTTTTCATTAATATTATCAACAAGGTTAGGTGAGATTAGTTTAAGTAATTCTTTTAATCTAAGTTTTGCTTCACGACAAAGATATCCTAAAGTATATCCTTCACTCCAATCGTCGTATGCTCGATCTTGACACTCACTATAAAAATCATAAGAACCATAATACATACGATCATAATTAACGGCATCCCACTCACCGTCAGTCCCTTCTTCAAATGCAGGATAATGAAAAAACTTTAAAAACTGTTCTAAATCATCAAAATCAAATAATAGACCATCAGGTTTAATCTGAACATGATTTAGTTTCAAGTCTTCGTAATTATCACTTTTGAATTCGACATCATCTGAATCTAACTTTCTTTTATTTAAAAGAAGGATTTTTTGAAAGTCCGTCATTTCAGGAACATCATTTTCTATAAGAAGTCTTTTTTTCATATATTTATAAATATATTGTCAAAGTGAAATCTTTGTATTATATTTGTATAGAAGTTATTTGACATATGGGGGTGGTTTTGGATTTGACAGGCGTTGGCTGAGGAATAAGGGCACGTAGGGACTGAGTTAATCTCTTTAAAAACTGACTTAGAAAACAACTGGCAATGTGCTAAACAAAATGGAAACTCTTGGATTAGTAAGAGGTTCTGAAGTTACTGTAGCTTAATTAAGATACGGAAACGGGGGGTCGGCAGACATATAACCTAGCAACAGAAGTCGTAGTTGTGGTGGATTACTATTGAACCCTAAATCGAATGGTAACCATTGGTTGTTGATTTACGATGGTGAAGAACAAATCAACTATTTTGGGGTATTAGAAAATACCAACCTAAACGTGTAGTCCTTATCTGACAGGATGTTATGGACCGGAGTTCGACTCTCCGCACCTCCACCAACTAAACCTCATCTTCGGATGGGGTTTTTTTATGCGGTAAAGTTTAGAGCATAAAAAAAGGGATCGATTCACATCGTCCCTAATATTTTACCGGTGGTTCCATTTAAAGAAACGCTGAGATTACACGTTTAAGTGAGGTATCTTTCGAGTCATTATTGTTTCTACTCTTATCCACTTTCTTTTGGAAAGTAACCCTCAGTGTTGGTTATTTAGGTAAACCACTCCTTGAGATCTTATCTACTCTCTTACTACTCAACTCTCTTCGAGAATGCCTCCCCAATTAATCCTTGCGGGACTAGAGATCTTTGGTAAAAATACACTTGGTCTTGGGAACCTAATGTGCCACGGACAGCCCGTGACTAAGTAAACACCTTTCAACAAGATCTGATGGACACTTTTCCTTATTTATAATTAATTGTTTAATAATAATTAAGTTTTGTGTAGTGGATTATCGAAGTTGTGGTCCACCCTAAGCTTCGTTATCTTTTGAACAACGAAATACTAAACAACTCCGTGAAATGTCCCCATCTCCATACTTTAAGACTACTTCGAGATTAACCCCTTGGTAGGAGTTCATCAAGGATAATGTCGGCACCACCCGTTTGTTATCATACCTTTCGGTTTTAAGTATCCTTTGATATTGGAACTCGCAATGAAAGTGCTGGAACACTTTGTTTTGCAAAATTCCTACGAGTTATTCCTATTGGTGTTCCCACCTCAACTTGACGACCCACATCGCCAAATCATCTAACCACTTTCTCTACAGCGTTGCCCTCGATACTAAAGGTTAAACGGTATCCCGCTTGTATACTCGAGCTCCCGAAGAAGCCGCAAACTATCTAACACAAATAATTCACTTTATCCCACTTTCATGGTTTATTTTAATGGACCATATACTGCCCAATATCTTTATCATTCCAAGATGAAACATTCGTTTCAATTACACGTCAATTAATCTGACAAAACTTTTCCTGATTGGATAATCTATTTTTTCAAAGAACGATTCAGGACGTTTCCTGATTTGTTTTACAAAGTTAAGAAGAATTTTTTAATTAGTCAAATTTTTCTTTTACTTTTTTTTTAAGGTTTCCCTCAATTGTTTTACAAATATAAAAACTTAATTTTAATTTGTCAAGTTTTTCACTTCAACTTTTTCAACATAAACATCATTTGTTCCATAAAAATCAGCTCTGATTTGAGCAAATGATAGATTAGATGTCCATAGTTGTTTTCCGTTTGCAATGTAAGAATACATCTCAATTACTTTCGGTTCATTTTCTTGGGTTAATTCTTCACTCATATTATTTAATTAATTACAAGTGAAATGATAAGTTAAATATAAATATTAGTCAAATATTTAAAGTATTTTTTTCATAATATCTTTTATTCTCACTACTTCCTCAGATATATTTTTTATTTCTTCTTCGTTAGTATTATTAGATAATTCAAGCAAACTTTCTGTATCTTCTAATCCTTTAGTATCACCTTTTGCAAAAGCAATAATGGCGTCTAAAGGAGCTAAAATTGGGTTAAATTTCTTTTTTTTATCTTTACCATCAGTAGACGTATCTTTTTTCTCGGTAGACGTATCTTCTTTATCTGTGGATGTTTCTTTTTTGTCGGAAGAAGTATCTACGGTCATTTTGCCTTTACAAAAACTATCACAATTTTTATCCCTGTTTGATCCTGGTCCACAAAATGTAAAATGCCAAGGTTCTGATTTAACTTCACCCCAACACCAACCGTATTTAGTTCCGTTTTCTCTAATCCAATTTTGAACATCTGACGGTGATATGTCGATTGCTCTACCCCATCCATGATTAGATGTTCCTGGATATGCTGCGGGTGTCGATGAAGTTCCTTTTTTTACTCTTTTTCCTGTTGATTCATATTTATCCCAATCAAAAATGTTACATTGTATATTAAGAGGTCTGTATGCACCTCCCATTGAGATCTTACTTTTTAAATTGTTTGGCATGTCATCAGTCATTTTAATGAATGCATCGGCAGCTTCTTTAGTCAACACATTATTACCAATACCTATTGATTTTAAATTTGAACTACCTAAACAACCACTAACATCACTACCATATCCAGAACAAGGGTTTGATGAACTACAAGCAGATTTTGAAACTTTCATATTAATAAATACTTCTGTTTTATAAAAACCATTCAGGGATCTCTCTATTTTTCCATTTAGCAAAATCTTTCTTTGCACCACGATAATAATTTCTATAAGATTCTATTACATCATTAACTTTATATTCGTCAGGCATCGCCTTAGGAGGTGTGGTAAAGTCTTTATCACAGATGTTTGGTAAATTTGTAATACACCATTCTATAACTTCTTGGGATTTGTGTCTTTTACCATATCGATATGTGTATTCTTTACACAACTCTAAACCAAGATCACATAAATAAAGATAGTTTGATAAAGATTCTCGAGACCAAATAGCGCAAGGGTGATTCTTATGTGATAATTTATATGGGATATTTGTGGTGTCATTTGATATAGTATGATGAACTCCACATAAAAGTTGTGCGGTTTCCAATATCATTTTAACAACGTGTTTATCGCAATGATATTTTGCACATTTGTTGGTATCAAAATCTAAAAAGAAAATATTCATACCGTAAAGATATGAAATATTATTTACTTATTCAAATAACTCATTAAAACACCACCAATAGAAGATGCATGAACTTGTAAGTGTGTTATCTCTTCAATATCTAACTCTTTTGGTTCTTTAACGTAATCGACAGATAAAACACCAATGAATTTTTCTTCGATTGTTTTAATTGCAAATAAGTATGAAGACTTACATCCTGTTTCTTCAGCAATATATTTCAACCCAAAAGTTGGTATTTTTTCATCTGTGAAATCCGAAATTTCAATTGAATCGTTATTTAAAAGTTCATTAATAGATTTTGAAAATAAATTAACAGGGATATTTTTAAAATTAGATTGAACTGATGTTCCGTATTGACCTACGGTTTCATACATGATTGAAAACTTTGCCATTGATTTTCCTGTAGGGTAGAAATTACCTCCATTATGAAATTGAGAAACCCAAACTCTATCGGCATCAAATTCTTCTTTAATGTGTTCGATTTTTGAAGTTATCAATTCACTAACCCTCAATGTATCCATCACCATATCAGGTTTATTTTTCTTTCTTTGATCTAAATAATATTTAATTATCATGATACTGATGGGGCCTAAAACACCACTAATAAAGGCCACCAAAACTGTTGAGAAATTATCCATATTCAATAAATATTCTAAAATGAAAAAAGCCCACCAAAGATGGGCTAAAAAAATTATGCTTTATTTTTTACAATTATTGACCAAATCGCCCCTGATAATGCCGTAGCACCTCCGATGATTTCGGTAAGAATTGTTTCGTCAATTAAACCTTTTGTAATTAAAATACCACCTACAAAGGTTAAGGTATGTCTAACAATACCCATTAATTGTTCTTTAGATAATTTCATAATAAAATATTTTATGTTTATTTTACTATAAATATCACAAAAATCAAGTTGTTTTCAAATCAGCGTTTTTTTCAGTGTATACTTTTCCTGGATTTTCAATCCTTTTTAACAAATTGTAAGTATCCAAATCTTTTAAAGAAACTTGCCCCGAGTCGTCAATATCAAGTAATGAGTATGCATCATTATAAAATGTCGACAAATTATTTCTAACATCACCATACAATTCATCATCTCTTATTGTTTTATTTTTATATTCACCTTTTTTATTTATTTCATAACCATTCTTATTAATCAGTTCATTTATTTTCGCAACATAGTCGTCAATTGATCCTTCATTTTGTTGAGTAGTTGCCCAATCAAAAAGTACTTTATTTTCAGGAATGTTATATCCATAATACATTAGTGTGCCACCCTCAGTTCGACTGTACTCGGCACCTCCCTTT